AGACGGTTGCCGGCTCAATGGAATGGGCCATGCATTTGACGGGCAAGTATCCTGAATGGTGGCGCGGCAGGCGCTTTGACAAGCCGGGTCGTTATTGGGCGGCCGGCGAATCAGGAGTGAGCACGCGAGACACGGTCCAGAAGCTCCTTGTGGGGCCGCCTGAGCGCGAAGAGGATTGGGGAACGGGTGCGATACCCTTCGGCGACATTCTCGACACCCAGAGAGGCCGGAGCGCTCCTGACGGTCTGGATAGCGTGGTGGTTCGGCATGTTGCCGGTGGCGCCTCAACGCTCCTGTTCAAGTCCTACGAGCAGGGCCGTGCCAAGTGGCAGGGGGATACGCTCAACGGAGTATGGCTGGATGAGGAGCCGCCCGCCGACATTTACACCGAGGCACTGACCCGAACCAACGCGACCCAAGGGATCACCATGATAACCTTCACACCGCTTAAAGGTATGTCCGAGGTTGTGCGGATGTTCCTTGCCGCGCCATGAGCCGCCACGTCACCCGCATGACGATTGAGGATGCGGAACATTACACTCCCGAGCAACGATCAGCTATTATCGCGAGTTATCCGGAGCACGAGCGAGACGCGAGAGCGAAGGGCATCCCTCAACTTGGCTCAGGTAGAGTCTTCCCCGTCTCGGAAGGCCAAATCACGATACCAGCCTTTCCGATTCCTGAACACTGGGTCCAGATCGGTGGCCTTGACTTCGGGTGGGATCACCCGACCGCCGCGGCAAGGATCGCGTGGGACAAGGACGCGGACGTTATTTACGTCACCCATTGTTATGCGGCGCGCGAGCAGACGCCGCTGCACCATGCCGGCGCGCTGAAACCATGGGGCGATTGGCTGCCTTGGGCGTGGCCGCACGACGGACTACAGCACGACAAGGGCTCTGGCGAGGCGCTCAAGGATCAGTACCGCGCACATGGACTGAAGATGCTGCCGGAGAAGGCAACGCACCCAGACGGCGGCAATGGTGTCGAGGCGGGCATTGCTGAGATGCTGGAGCGGATGGAAACCGAGCGGTTCAAGGTGTTCGATCACCTTGAGGAATGGTTCGCCGAGTTTCGCCAATACCATCGCGTGAACGGGTTGATCGTCAAGGAGTACGACGACCGCATTTCCGCGACCCGCTACGCAGTGATGATGCGGCGGTTCGCCAAGACGTCCGAGACGAAGAAACTCAACCTTGCGCCGCCGCAGCATCGGACGGCGCACAGGCTCAACGCAGGAGGATGGATGCGATGACGCTGTTTTTCGCGCTCCTCCTTCCTTTCGCGCTGGCCTTCGCGGTGATGGCTGTGCTCGCAGACCCGAAGGGTCGGCATGGCGAGTAAGGACGATAAACTGTTTGCCGAAGCCAAGCGCCGTTTCAAGCGGTGCGAGGAATGGGAGGCCGACGCCCGCAAGCGGTATATTGACGACCGCAAGTTTGCCAACGCCGACGATATCAACGGGTGGCAGTGGGATGAGAAGGTCCGCAACGGTCGCATGACCGACGAGCGCCCCTGCTTGACCATCAACAAGACGCGGCAACACTGCCTCCAAGTCATCAACGATGCTAGACAGAACAAGCCGAGCGTGGATGTGCGGGCAACCGGCGGCGGGGCCTCGTACAAGGCCGCCGAGGTATTCGAGTGCATCACTCGGCACATCGAGTACATCTCGAATGCCCAAAATGCTTACGACCGCGCGACGATCACACAAGTCGAGGGCGGCGTTGGCTACTGGCGCGTGGTCACTGACTATGCCGATAACGAGACGCTGGATCAGGAAATTTTCATTCGCCCGGTCAAGGACCCGCTGGCGATCTACATCGACCCCGACATTCGCGAGCAGGACGGCTCGGATGCCAAGTTTGCGTTTGAGTACGATGATCTGAGCCATGATGAATTCAAGGCGCGCTTCCCCAAGTACGGGGACCTGCTGCCGCGACAGGCCGACATCGGCAGCCAGAACGACTGGCTCGCCAAGGACCATGTGCGGATTGCCCGCTACTGGCGCAAATCGACCAAGCCCGACAAGCTCATCTCGTGGGTGGACGATCAGGGCGAGCGCCAGTCCATGCGCGCCTCCAAGCTGTCACCGGCCATTGTCGAGGGCTTGCTGGTCGATCCCGACACCCGCAGCCGCGACGTGGCGAACGACAAGATCGAATGCCTGACCATCGTCGGTGACAAGATTGCCGCCCGCGAGGAATGGCCGGGCAACTACATCCCGATTGTTCGGGTCATTGGCGAAGAAACGGTCATTGACCGCAAACTGGACCGCAAGGGCCACGTTCGCAACCTGCGCGACCCCCAAAGGCAATACAACTTCTGGTCCAGTGGTGCTGCCGAGTTCGTGGCACTACAAACCAAGTCGCCCTTTATCGCCCCGGTTCGGGCCATCGAGGGCCTAGAGGGCTATTGGGAAACGGCCAACATCGATAACCACTCGGTGCTGCCGTATAATGACGTTGCCGACGATGGCAGCGAGATTGCGGCTCCGAGTAGGGGTGCGCCGCCCGTCATGGCCCCGGCCTTTGTTGCAGGCATGCAGGTTGCCCGACAGGAGCTAATGGAGGTCTCGGGCCAGTACCAGGCTGAAATGGGCGCTCCCTCCAACGAGCGCAGCGGGAAAGCCATTCAGGAGCGCCAGCGGCAGGGCGACAACGCGACTTATCACTACATCGACAACCTTGCCGTCGCGATCCGCTTCACCGGCAAGATTCTGATCGACCTGATTCCGAAGATTTATGACACCCCGCGCGTCATCCGCATCCTCGCGGAAGACGGTACGGACATGCCCGTGCACGTCGATCCGCAGGCCCCGCAAGCCTACCAGGAGCAGACCGACAACGAAGGGCAAATCGTCGCCCGCATCTTTAACCCCAACGTGGGCCGCTACGAGGTCCAGTCCGACATCGGCCCAGATTACGGCACGAAACGGCAGGAGGCGTTCAACGCCATTATGCAACTTATCGGTGAAAGCCCGGAGGTTATGCAGATCGCGGGCGATATTCTGTTCAAGGCCGCTGACTTCCCGATGGCCGACGAGCTGGCCGAGCGGTTCCAACGCATGGTTCCGGCGCAAGCGCTGGGCGGACCTAATCCAGAGGTCCAGCAGCTTCGGGGCCAGATTCAGCAGATGCAGGGCGCCATGCAGAACACAATGGAAGCCCTGGCGGACGCGAAGAAGAAACAGAACATCGAGGGCTACCGGGCGGAAACCGACCGCATGGCGCTCGGCAAGGATATTGACCCGCTCGCGCTCATTCCGGCCATCCGCGAGGCTATCCAGCAAGCTATCGGCCAAACCATCCCGGCCGCGCTCCCGGCAATCGGGCAAGCGCTCCAGCCCTCCCAAGGAGAATTGCAATGAGCTTTCTAGGCGTTGCCACCAGCGATCCTGTTTTCGCGTCTCAGACCGTGACTGGCTTCCAGTACGAAAGCACGCAAGACGGTCTGACTGCTCATGCCGGCGGCGGCCAGGCTGCGGCCAGCCAGATTACCGCGATGAATGCGCGCATCACTACCGTTGCGACAGCCGCCGATAGCGTGGTGCTGCCGCCGTCCAAGGCTGGCCTGATCATCTATGTGACGAACGCAGCGGCCAACTCGATGAACGTCTTCCCCGCCATTGGCGATACGATCAACGCGCTGGCCGTCAATACCGCGCTCGCGGTCGCTGCCGGTAAGACGTGCGCGTTCGTTTGCTACACCGCGGGCCAGTGGCATTCGCTACTGAGCGCCTAAGTTTCCCCATTAGGGGCAAAGCCTGACCGCTGGGCTTTAGCGGGCTAAAATCACCCATAGGACATCTATGAGCACCGAAACCGAGGTCGCACAGGACCTGCCGGAAGGCGAAGCTGTAGCCGAAACGCCCGCAACTGAAACGGCTCCCGAGACGGGCACGGAGCAACCTGCGGAACAGGAAGAAGAGGCCCCCAAACCAAAGCAAGTGCCTTGGTTTCAAAGGCGTTTCGACCAGCTCACGCATGAGAAATACGAAGCGATCAGGCGCGCCGAAGCGGCCGAAGCCCTTGCCGACAGACTGAGCAAGGGCGAGCCGGCGAAGGCAGACACCCCGCAGGACGTGGATCGTCTTGTTGAGCAAAAGGCAGCGGAATTGGCGCAACAGCGCGAGTTCAACGCGAAATGCGATACCATCTATTCTTCGGGATCAAGCGAGTTCGGGCAGGAGTGGGATTCCACGCTGGCGAACTTTGGCATGTTGGGCGGTCTTAATCAGCCGTTCCTCGATGTGATCACGCAGCTTCCCGATGCGCACAAGGTATTGCACCAGCTAGGCTCCGATATGGACGCCGCTGCCCGCATTATAAGCCTGCCGCCCGCACAAATGGGCTTTGAACTGGCAAAACTGACAAGCAAGCCGGTCAAGACAGCCCCAATCAGCAAAGCACCGCCTCCTATCGCCCCTCTCGACGGCACCGGCTCCCCCGGTGGCGGCGAGCCAGACCCGTCAAATGTGGCGGCATGGATCAAGTGGCGCGAGGAAAAGCGAGGCTAAACCTCAACCCGATTGCCCACGCTGTGAAGCGTCGGCTTTCCCTTCGCGGGATTTTTTCCAATGTCCAATAGCCTTCTTACTAACAACCAGATCACGAACGAGGCCGTTCGTCTCTGGAAAAACTCCAACGCCTTCCTCCAGAACATCGACCGCCAGTACGACGACCAGTTCGCTCGTGATGGCGC